ATGGTAGGATTGGTGCTCGTAGGGGCTGGGTTCCTGTTAATGCAACTAATGTAGACTTAGGCTCTAACAACATAGAGTTTATGTTTGAGGTTGTATCTGCTGGATCTACCACTCTAATTAGTGGTGGTAACAATAAACTATTTACTGGCACTACTACTCTAACTACTAAAACAGTTAGGGCTGCTGACAATAGTGGCGATATTACTTACAATATTACTGGTAATCATTGGCAAGCTGCTGCTCTGCCTTACGGCGATGGTGTTGATGCTAAGGTACACGCCTACTTAGTACAGGCTGCTCATGCTCCTTTAATCTATCATGAGTTACCTACTTCAGGTGGTAGTCCCCATGCACACAACAGCGGAACATTTGGGTTTGTACGTCTAGGCGATGCAGGTACTTTACCTACTGGATATACTACTTCAGATTTTAAACCTAACTGTGTTTTAGCGGCTTATGGTCGTATCTGGATGGCAGACATTGCAGGCGATAGACAGACTGTATACTTTAGTAGACTTTTAGATGGATCAGACTTCTCTGGCGGTGACTCAGGGTCTTTGTCTCTTAATGCAGTGTTTCCTAACAATGACCAGATTGTTGGACTAGCTGCTCATAATGGATTCTTGATTATCTTTGGTAGAAACAACATAGCTATATATGGTAATCCTATTGATGCTACAGAGCTTGTGTTAGCAGATTACATTCCTAACGTGGGCTGCATAGCTAGGGACACAATCCAGAATACTGGTACTGATATTATCTTTCTGTCTGACTCTGGGGTTCGTAGCCTGCAGCGAGTCATCCAAGAGAAGTCTTTACCAATGCGGGATATCTCTAAGAATGTACGGGATGACTTAGTAGACAATGTAAACTCTGAGTCAGCCTTACAGATCAAGGCAATTTATTATGACAGGGATGCCTTTTATTTGCTGGCTCTTCCTACCACTAAGTGGGTATATTGCTTTGACATGAGAACACCATTGCAAGACGGGTCAGCTAGGGCTACCATTTGGACTAATATGGAACCCCATGCATTCTGTGTCAATGCGTCTAAAGAGCTACTAATAGGTAAGGCTGGTTATGTGGCTAAGTACTTTGGTCATCTAGATAACACAGCTACCTACCGCTTTAAGTACTTTACTAACTACTTTGACTTTGATACGCCTACCAAGGAAAAGATCCTAAAGCAAATAGGAATGGTTCTCATTGGCGGTTCTAACCAAGAGATAGCCATTAAGTGGGGCTTTGATTATAACGAAAATTACTCAGCAGTTACAAAAAAACTTGACACGGCGGTTGCTTACGAGTATAATATAGGTGAATATAATATTGCTGAGTACTCTGACGGAATTGTACTGGACAAGTTTAAGTCCCATGTGGGCGGTAAGGGACCAATTATGCAGGTAGGATTAGAGGCTGAGATCAATGGTAATCCTTTGTCCATTCAGCGGATTGACATATACATTAAACAAGGAAAAACAGTATGAGTAATTATATCAAGGCTACAAACTTTACTGCTAAGGATGCGCTTCCTAGCGGTAACTCAGGTAAGATTATTAAGGGAACTGAGATTGACGTAGAGTTAACGGCTGTTGCCTCGGCTATTTCTTCAAAGGCAGATACAGCGAGTCCTACATTCTCAGGTAGTCCTTTAGCACCTACGGCTTCTGCTGGTACAAACACTACCCAGATAGCTACTACAGCATTTGTTACTACTGCAATAACCTCTGCATTTCCTAGTGGTGGTATTATCCTTTGGTCTGGCTCTGTAGCTACTATTCCTAGTGGCTGGGTACTATGTAACGGATCTAACTCTACTCCAGACCTTCGTGATAGGTTTATTGTTGGTGCTGGCTCTACTTATGCAGTAGCTGCAACTGGCGGGTCTGCCAATGCTATTGTTGTAAGCCACACGCATACAGCAACATCAACCGTTACTGATCCGGGTCACTTACATACCTATAGAGAAAACACAAGTCCTGAGTATGTTGGTACTGGTGTTTTTAGAACTGATGTATGGAATGATTCTACTACTAATACATCTACCGCTTCTACTGGTATTACTGTATCGACTACTAACAGTACAGAAGGCTCTTCAGGCACTGGTGCTAACCTGCCACCGTACTATGCCCTTTGCTACATTATGAAGACATGATTAAACATCATTTCTCAGATAACTTGTATGCTAAAGAAACGATATTTCCAAAAGGAACACAGATTATTCAGCATAAGCATAAGTATGATCATCTGTCCATACTTGCTAAAGGTAAAGTAAAGGTTGTAATAGATGATGAAGTTTTTGATATTGAAGCACCACATTGTTTTAATATCAAAGCCGATAAACATCATGGTGTATTAGCATTAGAGGACTGTGTTTGGTACTGTATTCACGCTACCAATGAAACAGACATTGATAAAATTGATAAAGTTTTAATTAAGGAGTAATATTATGCCGTGGATAAGTGGCGCCATAGTAGCGGGTGCGGGATTGCTAGGGTCATCAATGGCTGGAAGGTCCGCTGAAAGAGCAGCTAATACATCAGCAGGAGCACAATTAGAAGCAGCTAGGATAGCCGCTGAAGAGCAGAGGTTTAGACCAGTAGGAATGTCTACTAGGTTTGGTACTTCTCAGTTTCAGTTTGGTCCTGAAGGTAGACTGACTGGAGCAGGTTACACAGCATCTCCAGAGATACAAGCATTACAAGACAGGCTAGCCTCGCTATATGGCACAAGCTTAGGACAAGCAGAACAAGCTCAAGCCTTTGGTGCTCCTCTGGGCATGGCTGGTCAGGGCCTCTTTGGGCTAGGTGCTCAGTACTTAGCTACATCTCCTGAACAAGCTCGACAGCAATACATAGCAGAACAGCAAGCACTTCTTGATCCTATTCGTCAAAGAGAAGAACAAAGATTAGGAGCTTCTGTCTTTGGTCGTGGTCGTGCTGGTCTTAACATCGGTACTCAAGGACAACCTGAGTTGGCTGCATTAGCCGGCGCGAGACGAACACAAGATTTACAACTAGCTGCGGCGGCTGAGCAAGCCGCTCAACAGCGTATTGGCTTCGGTGCTGGTTTGTTTGGCACAGGTGCTGGTCTCTTTGGAACTCAGTACGGATTACAGACTCAGGCTCTAGGACCATTCCAGTCACAGTTTGGCCTGTCTCAGTTGCTTGAACAAGCTGCACAGCAGCCTCTGGATATCGGTGCTCAGTTGGGTGGGCGTACTGCTACTGCTGGTGCTAATGTTGGTCAGACTCTCTTAGCTGGTGGGATGGGTGCTGCACAGACTCAGCTACAGGGTTCCTTAGTTGGTCCGTCATTGATGGCACAGAATATTTCTGGATTTGGGCAGAACTATTTACAAAACAGGCAACAGCAACAATTATTAGATAAGCTGTTAGGAAGCCGTACTAGTAGTTCTGGTTTTGGTTCTGGTTCTTCTTCAACTTTAGGTGCAAATTATTTTCCTTCGATGGAAGACTATTCTTATTAATTAAGGAACAAACATGGCTATTCAATCTTTATTTGGTCCGTCTCCTGCTGAAATTATATTTGCTCAGCAAAAAGAAGCTCAGCAACAGAATATGCTACGTAACCAACAAATTGCACAGCAAGGTAGTCAATTTGGTGTGTTTGCTCCTTTGTACCAAGCAGGTTTAAGGTTTGGTGATGTAGCATCTCAAGCTGCTGTGCAGGGCTTGTTTCCTCAACAGGTAGACCCACGATTACAAGAGGCTACTGCTGTTCAGTCTGTTCTGTCTAAATATGCTGATCAAGACCAGAGTAATCCTTTAACATTAGAAAAAATAGGTAGAGACTTGATGCCTGTTGCTCCTGATGCTGGTCTTCGTGCTCTTACATTAGCTAAGCAGCTTACAAAAGATGATAAACTTACTATAGTTTCACCCGGAGCTTCTGCAATAACTGGGGCAGGCAGAGTAGTATACACGGCTCCTGAGAACGTTAAACCTAATAAAATAGGACTAACAGATCAAGCTATAACACTAACAGGCGGTCAAGTACTTTCTAAGGGTCAGGCTGTGTATCAGGAAGGAGATCAACAATATGTCTTAGGGCCTAACAAGGTTAGGATTGATGCTAGTGGTGTTCCTTTACAAGGTGCTGCTGGTACTAAGATTGAACTTGGTCTTGGTGGCTTGATGAATCAAATGTTTGCAAAAGCCGAAGGAAAAGATAAAGGAGAAGCTTGGGTTAAAGCAGGAACAGCTTATAGAGACAATGCACAAATTATAGGTACTATTGATGAGTTTAAAAAGATAGCTCCAAACGCATTTACAGGACTTGGTGCAGAAGCACAAAAGAACGTATCTAAGGCTTTTAGTGCAATCGGCGTTCCTATATCTGAAAAAGCTAGTAATACTGAACAATTACAAGCGTTCCAAAGTCAGTTTGTTCAAAAAATTGCTAAGAACTTCCCCGGATCACAAGCGGTTAAAGAACTTGAACAGTTAATTGCTAGTCAACCAAACGTAAAACAACAGCTTCCTACAATTCTTAAACTGTTAGACAAGTTCCGTGATGAGCGTTTAGCAGATCAATTAACTTACCAACAATTAGCTAAACTTCCGCAAAAAGAACGATATGAAACAGATTCTAATATTTTAGCAGTAAATAATTTTAATAAGATTAAAAAGTATCGTGTGTATCAAGATTTAGCTAGAACTAACAGTCCTTTACCTGCTGGTTACTCAATTCAAGAAGCTAAACAATTACAAGCTGAGTTAGGATTAGACTAATGAGCAAAATTAACTGGGATGAGTATGTAACTAATCTAGAACGGGCTGGTGGGCAGCAGATAGGTCCCGGCCCTGGGGCTGCTCAGGCTGCTCAAGCAGTAGAGCAAAGAGGTCAGAGATTTACTTCCGATGTTGGCACTGCGCTATCTCTTTTTCCAGATATTAGACCACAAGGAGATCAGACAGCCCTTCCTGCTATCGGGGGAATAGTTGGTGGTTTATACCCGTTCTTACGTCCTGAAGGAAGGATTGCTAAAGCCGGTAGTCAGCTTCTTAGAGGCTCTCCACTGGCGCAGTCTCTTGCCCCGTCTTTAGCTGGATCTACTATCGGTACAGTATTTGGAACTGCTGCAGAACAAGCTGTTCTTCCTAATAAATTTGTTCCGTCAGACTTTGCTAAACAACTAGCAGGCAATGTAGTTGAAAACGCCGCTTGGGATGTTGGCGGTAACTTAGTATTTTCATTGGGCGGTAAGGCTTTTAAAGTAGCTAAAAATGCCTTTGGAGATGCTGCTGGTCAGGTAGACCCAAGAGTAGCCACACAGCAATGGTTGTCAGAGCGCGGAGGCACGTTAACTCGTGCGCAATTAACAGGCTCTCCTACTTTTAGAGCACTGGAATCCTCTGCTAAGGGTGGTTTTGCTGACGAAGCTTTTCGTAAGCAACAAGCAGGTGTGGAAAAAGCAATCACTGCAGGTATGCAGGAAGTAAAAGATACTTTAAATACTTCAGAGTCCTTTAAACTAGCTTTAGCTTCAGATGAGCCATTTACTAGGGCTGCTGGTGAGAACTTTAGAGAGCTTATTGCTACTGGTCGAGAAGCATTTAAAGACCGCTATCGTCCTTTCTATCAGAGTCTGACAGAGCAGAATGGTGTATATGTTGACCTCAGAGGTATTAAAACACAGGCACAGAAAGAACTAGCTAATCTGTCTAAAATTAAAGACCCTAAAGGAGCTACTAAGGATAGGATAGATGTTTTAGATAGCGTTGTAGCTCAGAATGACTTTGTTGACTTTGGTACTGCTCATCAACTTAGAAGTGACTTTTTTGCCTCTGCTGATGACTTATCTCAACCTGGAAAAGCAACTACATCCAAACAGCAAATTTTTACTAAGTACGGGGCTGATTTTGAGAAAGCTATGGACGACGCTATCCAATTTGCTGCCTCTACTCCACAACAGAAAGAAAAGTTAATAAAAAGAAATCTTCCTTTTGTTTCGTTAGAGCAAGGACAAACATCAACAATTGCTACAGGAGAGCAGTTTAATCCTTTCCTTACTAAGACAACTTTATCAAAAGACACTGTAAATGAATACAACAGAGTAAAGGGATTGTATAAAGAAGGTTTTGGTAGTCTTTATAACGAGACAATCACTAGTGCTCTACAGCAGGCTCCTTCTAAGGTAGGAGCATACCTAGCTGATTTGACAGAATCAGAGAAGTTTACAGACTTATTCAAGGCTGTAGGAGCTATCGATCAGTATGTTTCTAAAGCGGGGGTAGAAGGCTCTCAGTTAATTAACGATGTTAAGTACTCCTTTTTAGAGAAAAACTTATCTACTCCTGAAATGGTGTTTAAGTTTAATCAGGCTCTAAAACAAGATAAAGATATGAACAGTGCTTTCTTTAAAATGTTTAGAAACGAAGCACCACAACTAAAACAAATTATTCAGGCTGCTGAGACTGGGTTGGAAGAAGGAGGAGCACAAGCTTCTTTTGTTAGAAACAAAGCACTTGGGGTTGCTGGTGTTGGGTTGGGCGGTGTAGCTGGTTATTTTATTCTTCCTTCAGATGTACAAGACAAGCTGTCGTCTGCTCTCCCCCAACTTGCTACTACTGCTGGTGTGTTTATTCTAACTCCCCGTCTGATTGCCAGAGCGTCTACTAATAAAGATGCTATGGATGCCTTAGCAGGGCTTGCAAGTGCTTCTAAACAGCCTAAACTAGGAGGAGCTGCTACAGCTAAAATAATTGATGGTTTTAATAAGTCTGGTATTATTGATTCTGAGTACATTACAGCAGTAGATAATTTCTTCAATACACCAGCGCCTGCTCCATCTGCTGTTTCTGCTCCAGAACAAACTGGCCCCATTAACTGGGATGCTTATCAGCCTACTGAATAAACTATGAGTGAACCAGTAACACAAGCTGCCAAGGCTGCTGTCTCTGGCATCAGAGAGGCTTTGGCTGTTGGTAAGGAGCTAGAGGCTGTTACTAAGGACATTCAAGACCTTGGTAAGTCTGAGATCCAAGCTAGGGATGCCTACCGCCGTAAGCAAAAGAGGAGGCCCTCTGATACCTCTGTCTTCTCTGCGGTAGAGGAGTGGCGAGGGATATACGAAATCAAGAAGCTACAAGACGAACTAAAGCAGGACATCATCGAGAGGCATGGTCAGGCTGCTTGGGCTGAGGTAGAGGCTATCCAGCAGAGAATCCTTAAGGACAACAAGGATTTGACTGATGAGTTTGGTAGAGACCTACACAAGCTTGCAATGCTCAAGTGGTACTGCTTTATTACTGCTTTCATCCTAGTTAGTTTTTTCTATGTACTAGGCTATAAGCCTTAAGGAGTTGCTATGCTGTCCCTAATATCTACACTTGGTGGTCTGCTTATCTCTGGTTTGCCTAGAGTCTTAGACTTCTTTCAGGACAAGAACGATAAGAAACAAGAACTAGACTTGGCTAGGCTGCAGACAGAGCGTGAGTTAGCCTTGGCTGAGAGAGGCTTCATAGCTCAGCAGAAGATTGAAGAGATTAGGACAGATCAGGTGGCTATGCAGTCTGAGGCACAGATGACTGTAGCAGCCCTAGATCACGACAAGAAGGTGCTCGACAAGGCTTCCAAGTGGGTGGTTAACTATGTAGGTACAGTACGGCCTACAATCACCTATATCCTTGTCCTAGAGCTGGTAGCAATTAACATCTGGATTGTGTGGCATATCTTCTCCCTGCCTAACGTGCTCAATAACATCGATGACGTAATCAAGTTTGCTGACGTGGTCTTCAGCGAAAGTGAGATGAGTATGTTAGGTGGAATTATAGGCTTCTGGTTCGGTAGCCGGGGCTGGTCTAAGAAGTGAAGGTTAGTAAAGCCTGCATAGAAGGGATTAAGAAAGATGAAGGAGTACGACTTCGTCCCTACCGCTGTCCTGCTCTACTGTGGACTGTTGGTGTTGGGCACGTTATTGATCCTAATCATATAAGGACACCACTAAATGAACGCAAAGGACTTAGTATCCCTGATGGGTGGGATAGAGTTTTGTCAATGGCTGAAGTGGATAGAATCCTCGCAGAAGACTTGGCTACATTCGAGCGAGGTATACTTAGACTATGCCCTAAAGGACTTACCCAAGGTAGGTTTGATGCCTTGGTTAGCTTTAGCTTCAATGTGGGACTTGGGAACCTGCAAAGATCCACGATAAGGATGAAGCACAACAGAGGCGAATACGAAGCTGCTGCTGATGCTTTCCTCGCGTGGACCAAGGCAGGTGGTAAAGAGCTTCCCGGCCTAGTTAAGCGCAGGAAGCACGAGAGAGAGATGTACTTAGTCCCAACTGAAGAGGATTCTGAGGAATAAGATATCCACTACTAGGTAGTTTGTCCCTTCCTCTGGGTCTTTTACATACTCTGCTCCACACATAGCACCACAAATAAAGTTAAGTTCGATCATCATATTTCACAGTGCCCCGCTACGCAGGCTAGGGTCTGCGCTCCCTCTACGTTGTCATCCTCTTCCTTAAGATTCTCCCACACAATATCTGTAGGCATCTTAGACAGAAGCTCCTCGTACTGCTCTTTAGTACACTCCTCGTATGGCGCTTGACGATAAGAGCCTCCATCCCAAGGAAGGAATGAGATACCACTAAGCTCATCGAAGTTCCTCCATACCCAAGCTCCTACGTCCATCCACTCGTCCTCCTTGACAGAGATAGTCACAGAGGGCTTGTGCTCACACCAGTGACGCTGGTACATCAACCATAGGTCTAGGTGCTGCATAGCTGTCAGATCCTCCCTAGTACGAGAAGACTCAGGAGCCTTCACAGGGAATGAGAAGACTGCTGTGTTATCTGGTCTCATGACACAGTCCTCTGTAGGAATACCAGAGTCTGTCAAGAATTGCGTGAGAGGGTCTTTCTTATCACCACGAACACGGCGAATATAATACTGGCTATGTCTAGTATGAATACCAGAGGCGCTATTAACAAGTTGAGACACAGTGCCAGAAGGTTTGACACAAGTAATCGCAGCAGACACAGGAATTCCCAACCGTGCTGCAAACTCATTGTTGGTATTAACGGAGACATCCCGTAAGTATTCAAGAGATTGCGTAGTGCTTTCACATACCCTCCCCATCCAAGGATTATCTAAGATACCAGTTAACGATACACCTAAGAGGCGCTCCTCTTCAGTGTTCTTCTGCCAGACCTTACGCAGGTATGGGAAGTGCGTCATAGTGCTCTGGAACGTGCCTAAGATTGTGGCGATGCGTACCTTCTTAGCCAAGTCTGCAACGGTATCCTTGGCCCGTACAACGACTTCTGTGAGGTTACAGAACTGATAGGGTCGTAGTATGATTTCGCTACAGGGATTAGTTCCGAAGTCATAATTCTCATCACGTCTGCCGTTCTTTGCAGCTTGACTCTTACTTGCCTCTCGTGAGAAGATTCCCCGCTCTCCAGAATGACTGTTGTAAAGGCTTGTCCATTCTGCAAGAAACTGACCAATATCTGGTTTAGAAGT